AGAAGCCGTTGCTGATTGAAACTTATAACAAACTTGGGTAATACTGCCGGTTACTTCAGCTTGAAAAAGAAAACCAATCTTTGTTGGTCCTGTAGCAGCATCAAATGTATTCCAAGACTTATTGTCTGAATAACCTTGAAATGTAGAGTACGCTCGTATTGTATGAGGGTACGACAACACAGCCATTAGGGAGCCACCAAGGTTCCTTTAACCCATACATCATCAACCGAGTCACAGTCAAGCATGGCGTACTTACCTTCTACGTTTTCTTGAGACCAATCAAGAATAAGCAGTTTTTTAAGTAGTTCATTGTATGGATCGACTTGCTGAATAAGACTATTGAAAACATCCATGTTTTCAAAGTACACACCAACTAACGGATTGTCACTAAACTTAAAAATTAATCCATTAGTGTCTGTTTGTTCTACAGATAAAAGGCGTACATTTGTTGTTACTTGTGCCATTACTTCTTGACCTTCCGGTTTGCAATAGCAACCAACGTAAGATCACGCAGCATCTCAAGGTCTGATGTACTCATAAAGTCTAGGTTGTCAGCAATCTGACGCAATACCAAAGCCTCACCAAAAGGTATCTTGACTTCAGGTACGTTAGCGATTTTCTTTACAAACTTACTTAACCAAGACATTTTATTCACTCACTTTCTTAAGAGACTTCTCAATGATTAGGTTAAAAGCTTGTACCGTACGCAGACCAAGTGTACCAAGTAAGAATGATAGGCCAATCATCTGATGTGGTTTTTCCCAGCCTAGTTGATGAGCCATTATGGGTGTTAGGTAGATAGCAGATGCAGTACCAGACAGGACTGTAATAACTCCCTGAATTACATTTTTTATGTTCTTCCAATCAGTGCCTATGAGAGCACCGATGAACCCAGCAAGTAGAGTATTGATATCAATCTGCAACTTTTCCATTATTTTTATCCTATTACTGGAGGTATTGCGAAAGGACCGCCTGTTTGCCTGAGTCCTGCATCTAGTTGCATAAAGAGTTTCATACGCCCTTCGTTATACCAATTCTTCCAGAACAGTCTGTCCCCTAGTGTTGGGTCATCAATGTTCTTCATGATGAGCTTAGTTGCAACCCAGGCTGGAACCATTTGCTTCATCAAATCGTCAGGAATAAAATCGAATGATGTGCCAGTAGCATTGGTAATACTTGGTATTCCGTAACCGTAAAGTTTTACAACTGTGGATGTAGCGTTCGAGCAGAATGGATAAAGGCTAACAGAATAGTTGTCCATTCTGTACCAATTAGTAATGTTGGCAGATGTTGTCACAACTGTGGACGCATATGCCAAGTCGTTAGCGCGTACGCTCGATTCAGATGCGTGGACTAGCCTTGTGGATCCAATGTATGCATCGGTTACAAACCAGATACTAGAACTTGCTGGACTAGGATTTGAAACGTTAGTTAACAACATATTTCTGGTATTAGTTGTGTATGTCAAGTCAGCATTAACTTGGAACGCAACGCACGTACGACAAATTTCAGATACAGCTTCTCCAATAAAACCACGTATTGTAGTATCCGTGTCGTTACCTGCTGCAACAGTGCCATCACCAGCGCTCACAATGCCCAACGTGGAGTTTGTTGCCTCGTTAAGCAGCTTGTATGTCTCTGTGGTCAACTGAGCCATTGTAAGAGCCATTAGACTGCTCTCCTAAAATATGTTGCAGCAAACGACTCAACCATACCAATTCTGTCTACGTATTGTGCTTGATACATTTGGAATCCATCACCGTCTTTGGATTGCATGGCTCGTTGTGCTAACACACCGTACACCAAACAGTCATGAGCAACCGCAGGTAATGGACATTCAGTAGCGTCTGTAATTGTTTGAGCTACACCATTAGAATCATAAACCCAGTAATCACCAGGAATGGCGTAACCTTCAAGCATTAGACCTTGAGTAATAATAGCCGACGGTGGTGGATACACTGACACCTTATTCATTCCAGTAAACACGGCTACAGTAGGAAATGCAGATGATCCGTCATCACGAACCATGTCAACCTTACGGTTATAACCGTCAAGTATACGCATACGCTGGTAATCACCAGCAGTGTTTTTTACCTGTACGTTACGTACGCGATAGATGTCAGGAGCGCAATACTCTGATGTATCAGCAGCCAGATCAAGATACCTTCTGCCTGTGAAGCAGTCAGTTGACCTGGCTATCTGATTAGCAACTTCCACAATGAGGAGGTCGAGACCAAACGGGTCTTGGTCTGAATCAGAACCAAAGTAATGCCGTCCCAAAAGACGTATACGCCGTTTGATCTCGCCTCTAGTCATTAGGAGTACGAACCATCCTTACCCTGCACAATGTGTACAGTGTAGGTAGCAGCTGCGGCAGTTGCCGTAGCAAGCGTGTCAACGATTGCAACTTGGAACCAGTTGTAAACGTCAGCGGTTGACCCGCTATAACCACATGGAACAGTCAACGGAAGATAAACCTCAAAAGACGATTTACCATCAACTGTGTTCAATGTACCAACGGTAGATTTTAGGAACACTGCATCAGATGGAGTCTGATGAACAATAGTGTAAGTGCCAGCAATTGCAGTAGCTGCAAGAAGGCGAACTTGATACTGAACTGTTCCAGCTACAGCAGATGTAACACCAGTAAGGTTAATCATAACCTTTACAAACAAACCAGTGTCACGGGTCAATACCCATGGGGTAATGTTTAATGGAGCATCAGCGTTTGTTGATCCACTACCAGTTGTTCCACCAAATGTGGTAGTTGCACCTGCCCCAGAAGCCTTAGTCTTTACGACAGTGTTAAAATTTAGCAGAAAATCTCTTGCCATAATAAACCTTCCTTACGCTACCTTGATGTTGTAAACACGACCGATAGCGCGTGTATGTGGAACCCACATACCTACACCCCAATCGAATACGATGTTGTGAAGAACGCCGTTTTCCTTGCTGAGTCCAAGGTACGTTGGCTTGAATGGTCCACTCTGCCAACCAGTACAGTAGCCATTGCCGTAGCGAACAGCGTACATGGATTGGAGTCCACTTGCAGTTGATGTTTCTACACCAGCTGAAGTTTCATTGCTTAGAACTGGAGTAATACCATCGGCTTTACGACCAACAGAACGGATTGTTGCAGCCTTAAATTTTTCCACTGGGCGATCGAATGAGTCGCGCGTCACGTCAAATCCAGCTCCAATGCCCATATTCCTAATAGCCCACTCAATACGGCGTTTAAGAAGTTCAGAAACATAGATGGTCACACCATCACCGTCTGGGCTGTTCATGTTGTCAAGCAACTGCTGCATATAAAGCATCAAGTTGTTGGCAAGGCCGGCTGCAGTTGATCCAGTAGTAGTAAGGTCTACGCCACCTGCGTTAACCGACATTTCCGAAGGAATGTCAAACTGATCAGGGTTCGACAAACGATATCGAAGACCAGGGAAACAGTCTGCATCACCCGTACTGGCTGTCGGGTCATTGGAAATAAATTTCGTATTGAAATCATACGCAAATGCTTCCATGAAAATCTGAACCTGTGCTTCGATTGGGTCAACAATGTTGTTAGGCTGATCGAGAAGTACGTGGTCAATCTGAATCTTATTACGAATAAGATACATAGATTCTTCGTACTGCTTTGGCTTACCCTTAGAGACTGTTGGCTCTTCGTTAACCGTTGCCCAGTTAATCGTTGGAAGAGAACCGGACTGCTGTGTAAAACGAACACCAACCTGCCGAAGCGATGGAGATGTTGTTAGTGGGATGTCCTTAAGAGCATTCCACGTCTTGTGAAGAGCCTTGGTAATTTCCTTTACCAAAGGGTCGTTGCTGATGATTGCCTGATCGGCAAGAGTCATAGCTTGTGTATCAAGCAGGACTGCACCGGATGCGATTGCCATTTGTTTCTATTCCTTATAGAGTTCCACGGCCTCGAGTGATTCCCAGAAGAGAACCAAGACTTGAACGTTGTTGCCCATTGCCACCTCCGGTAGGAGCCATCCTTGCGGCTTGACCGTTACCCATTGGTTGTGGAGCACGTTTTGTCTGGTTCATTCGACTTGCAATCTCAGGAGCCAAAGACTGTGCGATTGTGCGTACCTGTTCGTGAACTGCTTGAGCTGCTTCCATTGGGTCAAAACCCGCCTGAATCAAGTTGTCCACCAAACCGGGTGCACGTTGTGCCAGTGGATATTGCTGAACAGCAGCGTCACGCTGTTGCATCAACATGTATCCCTGTACTTGAGTCATCTGTTGCTCATAGCGGTATTTGGCAATTTCTGCCTCTTGCTGCATTTGAGCGACAGCTGGATCAATGATTTGCGAATCGGCTAACTGCTGATATCGGTTACGGATTTGATTTTCATAAGCAGTCTGTTGTTGCTGCTCCATGGCTCGATCAATGTCATCCGCTGACTGATATCCTTGTTGCTCAAACTGTTCAATAACTCGACCCCAGCGGCCAAATTTTGATTCTAGTTCGTCAGCCGTTCGAGCACGTTCGTTTACTTCACGAAAGCGCTCATATGGAACAGGTTGTGGAGATGTAGGCTCCGCCTGATACTGGTTCTGATTTTCATATTGAAGTCCAAGAATGTCATCTACAACATTCGTGTAATCAATTTCCGAAGAATCATGACCACCATATTCCGCATCTTGACCTGCTTGCTCACTTATCGCCCATTGTGAGTTATCATCGGAACCGGCGTTATCCCGAATAAAGTCCGTTACTGCGTTACCTAACCCTGTATCGCCAGAATCTACTGCTGGTGAATCAGTAGTTCGTGTCACCATCTCTTCAGGCATTTAAGAGTTCTCCTTTTATTTTAGCACACCGTTGTTTGTTGATTTGCCATCTTGTGGCTTTGGTGTGTTGCGATCTGTTCCTGAGACCACATTCTTAGCAATGTCAGCAACTTGCTTTTGAGCATACTGCTCGCCAGCGGCTGATACTTGTGCTTGTATTTTCATAAGGTCAGATTGCGTTTTTGCTTCTTGCAATGCTAACTGTTTTTGTAAATCGATTTGTGCTTTGGCTTGCTCAACTTCAGGATTAAACTGCTCTTGTTTAGATGCAAGTTGTGCTTGTATCTTTTGCTGTTCCATTTGCATCTGTTGTTGTTGCAT